GGCTGAGGGCGAGCAGGTCATGCTGGCCGAGTACTGGGAACGCTCCGAGGTGTCACGCATCATCGTGGCGCTGAACGACGGTTCCATCATCGACGCCGAGCGCTACAAGGCCGCCAAGGACGTGTTCGAGGTCATGGGCCTGCAGGTCGTCGGTGAGCGCGCCACCAAGAGCTGGAAGGTCGTGCAGCGCATCATGACTGGCGCTGAGATTCTCGAGACGAACGACTGGGCCGGCAAGTACATCCCCATCGTGCCTGTGTACGGCGACGAAATCAACATCGAAGGCAAGCGCTACTTCCGCAGCCTGATCCGTGACGCCAAGGACCCGCAGCGCATGTTCAACTACTGGCGCACCACGTCCACCGAAATGGTGGCCTTGGCACCGAAAGCCCCGTTCATCGGTCCCAAGGGCGCGTTCAAGTCCGACCTCGACAAGTGGAACACGGCCAACACGCAAAGCCACGCGTTCATGGAGTACGACGGCCAGGTGGCTCCGCAACGCCAGCCTTACGCTGGTCCGGCTGCAGGCGCCATCCAAGAGGCCCTGAACGCGGCTGACGACTTGAAGTCAATCATAGGCATCTATGACGCTTCGCTGGGAGCACGCAGCAACGAGACCTCGGGTCGCGCGATCTTGGCCCGTCAACGTGAAGGCGACGTCAGCACATTCCACTTCATTGACAACCTGGCTCGTGCCATTCGCCACACTGGCCGCATCCTGATTGACCTGATCCCGACCGTCTACACCGGCGGGCGAATCATCCGAGTCCTGGGCCCTGAGGGTGACGACCCGAAGAACGTACCGCTTGGCAAGCCGACCCAGACGGAAGAGAACATGGAGAAGGTGTTCGACCTAGCCATCGGCAAGTACGACCTGACCGTCGAGACCGGCCCGAGCTTCACCACACGCCGTGAGGAGGCCGCTGCCCAGATGACTGAGTTGCTTCGCGTCTACCCAGCAGCCGCTCCGATCATCGGTGACCTGCTAGCCAAAAACCTCGACTGGCCGGGCGCCGACGAAATTGCCAAGCGCCTGCAGGCCATGTTGCCGCCCCAGGTTAAGGGCCAAGATCCTCAGACTGCCCAGATGCAGCAAGCGATTCAGCAGCTCCAGCAGCAGCTTGGTCAGATGGGCCAGGAAAACCAGCAGCTGAAGACAGACAAGCTCATCGATGTGGAGAAGGTCCGCGTGGATGCTTACAATGCTGAGACCAACCGCCTGAAGATCATGCAGACCGGCCTGATGCCTGATCAGGTCCAAGCGCTGGTCATGCAGACCCTGCAGCAGGTGCTGAGCTCGCCGGACATCCTCCCGGCTCCACAGGCGATGCCCATGCCTGCTCCACAACAAATTCCTCCACAGCCTGTGTCGCCGCAGCAGGCACCTGTGGTTAACCCTGCGGCACCGTTTACACCAACCAATTAGGAGTGTACAATATGACCACCGACACGACCAACCCTACCGCCGACGCCACCCTTCTTGGTGGCGACACGACCACGGGAGTCGTCAACCCTCCGGCTGACGATTCCACTCTCACCGGTCAAACCACAGGCGACGACGGGGACGATTCCATAAACACCGATCCGAACGCCACGCCTGCGGATGACACCGAAGAGGTGGAGCACGAAGGCCAAAAGTACGTGATTCCCAAGGCGCTGAAGTCGGCGCTGATGATGAACGCGGACTACACGCGGAAGACGCAGGAAGTTGCTGAGCAACGCCGCGCACTGGAGACCCAGCAGCAACAGCTGGTCCAGCAAGCGCAGACGCAACAGGAGCTTCTGCAGGACGCCGCGAAGGTGGTAGCGCTTGACGACCAGATCAAGCAGTTTGAGCAAGTGGATTGGACCGCACTCAACCAGCAAGATCCCGTCAAAGCACAACAGCTGTGGATGACGTTTTCGCAGTTGAAGGATACCCGGGCGGCAGCGCTCGGGCAGTTGCAGCAGAAGGAACAGCAGCGAGCTCTCGAGGCGCAACAGCGTACTGTCAAGCAATTCGAGGAAAGCCAAGCGATCCTGGCTCGCGACATCAAAGACTGGTCTCCGGAGTTAGCCGGCAAGCTCCGTGACTTCGCTGTTGAAAAGCTCGGGTTCTCAGCCCAGGAATTGGGCCAAGTGACCGACGCTCGGATCGTGAAGTTGCTGCACCGTGCATACGTAGGCGATCAGCTGGTGACAAAGCAAATGGCAGGTGCAACTCAGAAGCCCGTCCAGCAAGTCAAGCCGGTTCCCACCGTCGGAGCGAATGCCCCGGCCGGTAAGGATCCTGGCCGGATGAGCACGGACGAATGGATGAAGCACCGCAATGAACAACTTCGCAAGCAAAGGACTCGATAAATCATGGCAAATACTCTTCTCACCCCGCAGATGATCACGCGTGAAGCGCTGCGCATTCTGCACCAGAAGCTCAACTTCATCGGCAACATCAACCGCCAGTACGACGACTCGTTCGCCAACTCCGGCGCCAAGATCGGTGACACGCTGAGCATCCGCCTGCCGAACCAGTACACGGTCCGTACGGGCAAAACCCTGTCGACGCAGGACACCACCGAAAACAAGGTACCGCTGCAGGTCGCTACCCAGAAGGGCGTGGACGTCAACTTCAGCTCGGCTGAACTGACCCTGTCCCTGGACGACTTCAGCACCCGCATCCTGGAACCGGCCATGGCTGTCCTGGCTGCCAACCTGGAAGCTGACGCCTTCTCGATGGCTCTGGACGTCTACAACGCAGTCAACAACATTGGCTCCGCTGTGACTTTCAAGAACATCATGACCAGCCGCAAGCTGCTGAACGACAACCTGGCTCCGATCGACAACAACCGTACCTGCATCCTGAACACCACGGACCAGGTCGACCTGATCGATGCTCTGAAGGGTCTGTTCCAGGACAGCACCAACATCTCCAAGCAGTACAAGGAGGGCACCATGGGCCGCACGGGTGGCTTCGACTTCTACGAAAACACCCTGATCCCGACCCAAACGACCGGTACCGCGCTGTCGGCCACCACGTACACCGTCAACGGTGCCGTGACGACCAACGGTTCGACGACCGTGACCGTGGCGACCGGTGCGACGACCTTCAAGAAGGGTGACGTCATCACGTTCAGCGGCTGCAACCGCGTCCATCCGGAAACCAAGGCTGACACTGGTGCCCTGCAGCAGTTCGTTGTGACCGCTGACTACGCCGGCGGTGCTGGTAACCTGGCGATCAGCCCGGCTATCTACACCTCCACCGGCCAGCAGAACGTTCTCGCCACGGGTATCCCGAACGGCGCGACCGTGACCAAAGTCGGCGGTGCTTCGGCCGTGTACAAGCCTTCGCTGGTGTTCCACAAGGACGCCTTCGCCTTCGCAACTGCCGACCTGATCATGCCGAAGGGCGTGGACTTCTCGGCTCGCGAGGTCTACGACGGCATCTCAATGCGTATCGTCCGCGCGTACGACATCAACAACGACAACTTGCCTTGCCGTATTGATGTGTTGTACGGCTACAAGACGCTCCGCGCCCAGTTGGCAGCACGTATCCTGTCCAACTAACCAACAGGATGAGGGCTTCGGCCCTCATCTCCTTTGACTTTCTGGAGAACCTCATGGAAACCATCAACGAATATCCGAAGATCCTGTTTGGCGCTGAAGGCGCTGAGCGCATCGTGGCTGACGCCGCAGGCGAAGATGCTGCCCGCGCCGAAGGCTTTGTCGCAGTCGACGAGCTCGCCACCGAAGATGCTGGCGCTACCGAGACTGCCGCCAAGAAAAAGGGCAAGTAAATCATGACCATCGCCACGTATGATCAGCTCCAGGCTTCCGTGGCCTCGTGGCTTCATCGTAGCGACCTGACGGACCAGATCAAGGACTTCATTACCCTGGCCGAGTCGCGGCTGAACCGTCTTCTGTCGCTCCGCGACGAGGAGGTGGAGACTTCGATGACTGCTGTGCCTGGATCCGCATACGTGGTGTTGCCTGCTGATTACAGTGCGCCAGTGTCGATGTGGTTGGAGTCCTGGATTCCCCGTCGGACGCTCATCTTCAAGCCACCGGCCAAGCTACCGTACATGCCGATCGCGACCTACCCGACCTATTGGACGGTGAAGGCCGATCAAATTCAGTTCGACCGGCTGGCCCAAGAAGCCTACCCGCTGACTTTGCGGTACGCCCGCAAGTTTGCCCTGTCGGCTACGAACCAAACCAATTCGCTGCTCACTGACTACCCTGACGCGTACCTCTTCGGTGCACTTTTGGAGTCGGCGCCGTTCATCCGTGATGACGGCCGTCTGGCTATGTGGCAGGAGCGTTTCGACCGTGCCGTGAACGAGATTCAGGTCCAAGAAGACAAGTCCAAGGGCATCGTGACCCTGGGTGTCGATGCTGGAGCTCAGTCGCGCTACGGTACTTTCAACATCTGGGAGGGCTAAACCATGGGTCTCGAAACTGGCACTTATGTCAATGACCTGAACACGGCCAACCCGACCAGCACGGACCCGAAGAGCCAGGGCGACGATCACCTTCGGCTCATCAAGGCAGTGTTGAAGAACACCTTTGCGGGTTTCCCTGGTCTGGTTGTAGCCACTGGTGTCGAAGCTCAAGGCGCTACGGTCAATGACTACACCGTCACGCTGAGCCCGGCGCCAGCTGCGTACACCGCCAACTTCTTCGTCGGGTTCAAAACCACGCACGCCAACACCGGCGCGGCCACTTTGCAAGTTGGTTCGCTGGGTACGAAGACCCTGGTTTCGGTCGACGGCCAGGCGTTGACTAGCGGTGACCTGAAGAACGGCTCACTGGCTATCGCGTGGTACGACGGTACTCAGTTCTACCTAGTCAGCGCCAATGACCGTTCGCACCGCGGCGGCGACACGTACGCCGGTACTCACGACTTCTCGTCGGTGACTGACATCCGCGTTCCCACCAAGGCGCAGGGTGACAACTCGACGCGCGTGGCAAGCACCGCTTACGTTGACCTGAGCACGGCCAACGAAGCGGCCACTCGCACGGCCAACGATAACGCCCTGCAGAGCAACTTCGCCCTGTACGCGCTATTGAACTCGCCTGCTTTCACCGGCGTGCCGACTGCGCCCACCGCAGCAACTGGTACTGCAACAACTCAGCTGGCCACGTGCGCGTTCGTGGTCACAACTGCGTTTAATGCAGTACTTCCGGGCCAAGCCGGTAATGCAGGTCGCTTTATCACAACTGATGGGACAAATGCAACCTGGGGGCGCGTAGCACCCGCTGTGCAATCACAGGCTTACTTTTTTGGACAACTTGGTTAAGGGGGCTTAAATGGCTTCAGGTAAACTTGGCGTAGCGGATCTCGTCGCTGCTACCGACACATTGCTCTACACTGTTCCTGCGAGTACGTTGGCAATTTGCAACGTCCGCTTCGCTA